CTCAAATTTATCTAGAGAGCTTTTTCCACGTTAGGGTGATTTTTTAAAATTGGGAGAAAGATGTTGGAAAATAAAAACAACGATGAATTCATTTATAACTGGCGCAATGAATTAAAGCAAAGCCAAGATGGTGCTTTATTAGTTGCAAGTCGTATGGCCTCAAGACTCAAAGAAAGCGGATTTGCAAAGAATGATGTTATTGAACTTTTGGCTGTAGAAAACTTTGATATTGAACTTTGTAATAGAGTTGCTTCTAAGCTTTTTGATACTGTTGAAGCTCCTGTTGCCAAGAAGGTTGAAGTTGCAGTTGTCCCAACCAAGTATGCTGATTGTGCTCCTACAATCGAAAGAAGCTTGGAAAGATTAAGTGCAAGAGAGTTTGCAAAAAGATTATGTTCAGGACCATATGCTGTTGTTAAGATTGACGGCAAGCAATTTGACTCCTGGGTTAGATTAGCTGAACTTGCTAAGACAAGTTCTAATGCTAGAACAGCTTTACACACTGAACTTAAGCCTTGGATTGAAGAGGCTTTGTTGAATTCAGTATTGGTTGCTCAGAAAGAGAAGGGCAATATTGTGACAGCTGATAAAAATAAGCAAGTTTACAAAGTTGCCATGAGAAAAGGTGAAGCTACAGTTGATTTAACATCTGGAACATCTTCTTCTGAAAAGTTTACCCAAGGTAACTATGCAACATTTGGATTAGCAGATGAATATATGGTTTCTGCTGCTGATTCCATCTCCCCATATGAGAGACTTAAGAGAGCATTAAACTCCTAATATTTAAAAAACCTAAACAACTTCTAAACCCGTCGATTTCGACGGGTTTAGTTTTCTTTTATAAGGTTAACAAATGGCAGAAGAAAATAACACAGTAGTTAATGCAATAATTCCAACAAAAGAGAACCTACCAGCAGAAGGGTTAAGATATTTTAAGGATCTCAAAGAAACAGATGATCCGATAATTCCATTGCCTCATGACTCAATGATGGATTTGCAATATCCTCAGTTTTTTGAAGCTAGGTGTGCAATTTGTTCTTCACCATTAAGGAATTTAGCAGAACACGTTTTTCTTGAAAGTGGTAAAAAATCTCAATCAGTTATTAAGTTTTTTGAACGGCATTATAATGCAAAACTTAACTGGTCTCAAGTTTCTACTCACATGGACAATCATTGTGACTTTAAGAAACTTGTCACATCGGGATTAAAGAACTATGAGCAAAGAGAAGAGTTAATTGCTCCATGGATTTTTAGAGAAAATCAACTTGCTCTTACAGCTTTGATGGTAGAGCTTGATGATATTCGTGGTATGGATTGTTCTAAAAGCAATGATCTCAAACTCAAACGTGCTGCAATGGTTGAAAAACTTATTGGCAAGATTATGGATCTAAAAGACAGGAGAGATAATCAAGGCGTATTTGCTTTTAACATTTTTGACATTCTATGGGATTTACACGAAAAATTTAACAGTGAGTATGACAAAAAGTTAGTCAGAGATCAAATGAAAAGTCTTAGAGACAAACTTAAACAAGATAACTAATGAGAAAAAACGCTTCAAAAGCTACATTAACACAAGCTGAAATTAGATCGCAGCTAATCCAACAAGCAAATCAAGCACAAGAAAAATTCAAAGAATCTGAATATGCTGAAGAATTTGCTGATGAAATTGTACCTAATGTAAGAGCTGAAGTTGCCCCACCATTGCAACCTGAAAAGACAAGATTCAACCCAGATCAAATTGTTGATATTGTTAAATTTATTGAGCATCCTTATTTTTGTAATCTAAAACCTTATCCTTTACAAAGACTCATTCTCAAATGTTTTTACATGGGACAAGAAGGCAATACAGATTTAGTTATCCAAGACATTCCAGAAGAAGAGAGAATTGGATGTAAGGGATGTGTTTGGGAGTTTGTAAAGAAGAATGAAGAAAAGTCTATTGAAATGTCCAGGCAAAATAGACCATATAAAGCCTCATTTTCTGTCATTAATTCACCTTGTTTAACTTGTAGCAGAATGGATGAAGAAATAGTCAAAGAACGCTACGAAAATGAAAAAAACAATGCTACAAACCCAGATTCCTTAAGAAAGGTAGAAGAACTTGAAGAAAGACCATTCATTGATAATTTTCAAACAGAAATGGATTTGTTTCATTCCGAAGAGTTTGATCCAAAACTAAGAGCACAAATTTTAGATAAATGTACTAAAAGGTTTAAGTTTCAAGAACTTGTTTTAGTACTTGGCAGACGTTCAGGAAAATCATTCCTAGTGTCTACCATTGCACTATATGAACTTTATAGATTAATTTGCATGGGGCATCCTCAAGCTAGATATGGCTTGATGGAATTTGACTCTATTTACCTATTAAATGTCGCTCGTAATGAAGAACAGGCAAAGAACGCTATCTTTGCTAAAATCAAGCAAACAGTATTAGCATCTCCGTTCTTTCAACCTTATATAGGAAAAGACACTGAACTTGAAATGCGCTTCTTTACTGAAAATGATCGTAAAGAAAATGAAAGAAGAGAAACGGCAGGTTTAAACTTATTTTCTGGTTCACTTGTTTTGAAATGCGGTTCAAGTAGCGCATCTGGTCTTGTTGGTCTTACCTGTTGGTGTGTCATTATGGACGAAATTGCTGCTATGGCTGGCGACAATCCTGATTCTGGCCTTGACTATGATTTATATAATGACCTAAAACCTTCTCTTGCTACCTTTGGTCGTGATGGGAAGATGATGATGCTCTCTAATCCTAAAGGCCCAATTGGATTGCTTTACGATCTCCATGAAAATAGACAAGATGACCCTTCAACTCTTGTTATGCGTGGCCCTACTTGGCTTGTTAATCCAAATATTGACAGGGACTTTCTTGAGTCAGAAAAACTTAAGAATGGCACTGAATATCAAATGCAATATGGAGCTGAATTTGGTGCATCATCTTCAGACCCTATGTTTACAGAAGATTCAATCAACAGAATGTTCTCTTCTTCTAATATGGTTAAAAGACTAGAACTTGGACATAGTTGCTATGATTATTTTTGTCATATAGACCCAGCAAGAACTTCAGACTATTATGCTTTAGCTGTTGCTCACTGTGAAATTATGTATGGATCTAACGGACAAGACGGAAGACCATTGCGAAGAGTTGTTATTGACCATATTCATTTTTGGAATCCCAAAACAAAAAATCAGCCAGTGTCAGAAACAGAAGTAGAGGATTATGTTCTTCATCTTCATCAAAATTTTAGATTTAAGCAAGTAAGTATTGACCAATGGAACTCTCAATCTTCAGTTATTAAATTAAAGAATTTGAGAATTCCAATTGTAGAAAAAACATTTAATAAACAATATAAAGAAACTATCTATACTGAACTCGCAACATTGTTAAGAGAAGACAGAATCGATATCTACGATATATCTGGTGGAACCTATTTAGATGCCAGGGGAAATGAATTACCATTAGAAGAAATAAAAGAAGCAAAAACTCAATTTTTATTTCTTCAAAAGAAATGGAAAGGTAACAGATTTATCATTGAATCCTTAAAAGGATACAAAGATGATATTTGTGATGCAGTTGCTGCCGTATCATATGAAGCATTCTTTTCTAAGATTGTTGTGAATCTCCCTAAGTCAAGGTTAATCAATACAGGTACAAGAATAAGATAACAATATTTCTAGTGTTTTGGGGATAAAAATGGCCAATCAAAATAACAATATCAGAACAGCAGCAGGCTTTGGTGGTGTAGGTGGAGCTGGTTCTGGTGCTTGGTCTCCTGGCGGAAGCCCAATCAGCAAGGGTGGTCAAACTCCTGGCAATTTTAACCAATTTGTTGATGATTCATCTTTTGAAGTAATCCTATCTAGAATTCACCAAGATGCGCCAGATGAACCAGAAAGAAATATGGAAGCAAGGTTAGTGCCTCAGCATACGTTCAAAGAAGATGATGCTGTTAATAATCTTGATATTTTGGATGTGGATGAAAGAAATGCTTTCAAGTTGAGAACCAAGCTACGTGCTCATAAGCATATGTTAGAAAAAGCAGCAACTCAAATGAAAGCTAATCCACATCACGAAAAAATT